CAGTAGGAGCATTTGTAGGATGGAATTTTCCTCAGCCTTTCTGGGCTAAAGCAATTCAGGAAAAAATTCAAACTATGATTGCTAAAAAATAAAAGACAAATAGGAGCGAAAACTATGTCAACAGAAGTTAAAAGTGCGAGCGAGCAAAAGAAAGAAGATTGGATGAATTCAAAATGGCGTCCAATGATGGGTTGGATGTACATGTTAGTATGTATGTTCGACATGGTGGTATTTCCAGTTCTATGGAGTTTGCTACAAGCAACCACTCATGGATCAGTTAACACACAGTGGAATCCGTTGACACTACAAGGTGCTGGCTTATTCCACATCGCAATGGGCGCAGTATTAGGTATTGCGGCATTTGGACGTACACAGGAAAAAATGGCAGGAGCAAATAATGGCGGAGCACAAACACCGGCACCAGCAAGCGGCTTTACAGCACCTAGCGCACCAGCACCAAGTACAAGTTTCACATCAGCGCCAAGTTGGGGCACAACTCCAACAGCAACAAGTAGCTTTGGTGGCGGTGCAGGAGTTGGAGCGGCAACGCCTACAACACCGGCAGTAACCACACCATCAACTCCAACAAGCACATTTGCTTTATCGGATACGGCTGCTGAACCAAGTGGTGCAACAATGGGCATTAAACGTCCACAAATCTAATCCAGTTAGTTGACAGATAGGTCATCATGTAGTATAATTACTATTGATGACCTATTATTCTATTCTTGGAGTTGAACAGACTGCTAGCCAAGACGATATCAAAAAAGCATATCGTAAATTGGCTATGAAACACCACCCTGATAAAGGTGGGGATTCAGACAAATTCAAAGAAATATCAGTAGCATACGACACACTGGGTGATCCAAACAAACGTGCTCAGTATGACCAACAATTAATGGGTGGCGGCCCAAATAATTTCAACTTTAGCGATTTTCAGAATATGGATGATCTACAAAATATATTTGGCAATATATTTAGGTTTGGTCCAGGATTTGCATCACACGAACACATGATGCGTAAAAATAGAGATTTGAGCTTGCGTGTTGTTATTAATTTAAAAGACAGCTTTATAGGCAAGGAACTTGAAGCAACATATACACTCCCATCAAACAAAAGACAAACTGTAAATATCACAATACCCCCAGGCATTGAACACGGACAAACTATTCGATACACGGGACTCGGTGATGATAGTTTCCCCAACATGCAACGTGGAAATTTAAATGTTAATGTTTTAATAGAACCGTATCCCAAATTTGAGAGACGGGGAGATGATGTTTGTACAATTTTAGAAATTGATGCATTTGAAGCTATGTTGGGTTGTACTAAGAAAGTCAGTACAATAGATGATAAAAATATTCAAATTAAAGTACGACCAGGAATACAACACGGCGGAGAATATGCCGCATCTGGAATGGGCTTTCAAAATTCAAGAACACACAGAACAGGCAACTTTGTTATCATAATACACATCAGTGTGCCTGCTATTACAAACGATGAGATTAAAGAAAAATTAGAAAATATTCGTAATGAAATTAATTCTAACTCTTGACATTTCTGTATAATACTGTAAAATATAAAAACTAACTCCATATACGAGGACAAAATGGTAGAACCAAGTGAAAATCTAAAACTAGTATTTGAAAAAGCTATTGACGTAGCCAAAAAATTGCAACACGAATATTTGACTATTGAGCATTTGCTTTTTGCTATGCTATGTGAAGACAGTTTCTTTAACTGTGTTCAAGGATACGGAGCAGATCCAGATTACATTAAAAAGAATTTGGAACACTATCTAAAAACAAAACTTAGCGACATTGTGGTAACTGAGGTTGGCAAACCAAAGAAAACACAAGCAGTTGAGCGAGTACTCAATCGTGCGTTTACACAAGTGTTATTCAACGGACGTCAGCAAATTGAACCAACAGATGTGTTTCTTGCAATCATGAGCGAGAAACGTAGCTGGGCATTGTATTACATTCAGCAGGCAGAAATTGACAAAGACAAATTTGCAGATTACTTGAATAACGAAATTGAAAGCGGTGAAGAAGACGTGCCTGATACACAAAGCGAACGTGCATTAAAAGCATTTACCACTAACCTTAACGATGCGGTTAAGAAGAACAAAATTGATCCAGTTATTGGTCGTATTAGTGAACTAGAAAATATTGCTCTTGCAATGGGACGTAGAACTAAAAACAACGTGATGCTGGTGGGCGAACCAGGCGTTGGTAAAACTGCTATTGCAGAGGGACTTGCTTTTAACATTGTTAAAGGTGCAGTGCCAGAATTTCTAAAAGATTATCAAGTGTTTAACTTAGATATTAGTAGTATGCTTGCCGGCAGCAAGTATCGCGGAGACTTTGAAGAACGTTTTAAATCAGTTCTTAAAGGTCTGGAGAAAAAAGGCAAAACTATTTTGTTTATTGATGAGGCACACATGATTAGTGGCGCAGGTAGCGCAGGTAATAGTGCCAATGACCTTGCTAACATGATGAAACCAGCATTGGGCAAGGGCAACATCAAAGTGGTGGCCAGTACTACATGGGACGAGTATCGTAAGTATTTTGAAAAAGATCGTGCGCTTATGCGCAGATTCCAGCGCATTACTGTTGACGAGCCTACCCCAGAAGTTGCATTGCAAATTCTTAAAGGTCTAAAGAAATATTATGAAACGCATCATAAAGTTAAGATTTTAGATGAAGCATTAAGTGCCGCAGTTAAACTTAGTGTCAAATACCAAAGTGATAAAAAATTACCTGACAAGGCCATTGATTTGATTGATTGTGCTTGCTCACGTTTTAACATTAAACTAGTAGACGAACGTGTGGTACGTGAAAGCGAAATTCAGTATGAACTAGCGCAAATGGTACAAATGCCTGCAGAAGCTATTGCAGAAACTGAAAGCAGTAATTTAGCAAATTTGGAAAGTCAACTACAAACAGAAGTGTATGGGCAGGATACCGCTATTACCGAAGTTGTTGATAAGATTCTTGTTGCTCGTGCAGGACTTAAACCAGAAAATAAACCCATTGGCAGTTTTGTGTTTATGGGCCCAACAGGTTGTGGTAAGACTGAAACAGCTAAAGCATTGGCCAAACACTTGGGTGTTAAACTGTTGCGCTTTGACATGTCAGAGTATCAAGAAAAGCACAGCGTTAGTAAGTTGATTGGTAGCCCTCCAGGTTATGTTGGCTTTGAAGAAAACGCCGGCCTGTTAATTACACAGATTCAAGAAAATCCCAACTGTGTATTGTTGTTTGATGAAGTTGAAAAATCTCATCCAGATGTTAGCACAATTTTGTTACAACTTATGGATAATGGATTTGTTACGGGTAGTAATGGCAAAAAAGCAGACTGTCGTAACATTGTTCTTATTCTTACAACAAACGCAGGAGCAAGTGCGGCTGATAAAAATAAAATTGGATTTGGCGCACAAGAAAGTGAGTACGAGGATAAAGAACTTAAGAAATTCTTTGCTCCAGAATTCCGCAATCGTTTAGATGCCATTGTTACATTTAAGAAACTTGCTAAAGAAACAATGACCAAAATTGTTAGTAAGTTTATTAGTGAGCTCAGTGATCAAGTTAGAGAAAAAGGCATTAAGATCAAAATTAATAACGATGCTCTTGACTTGTTGATTAAGAAAGGATTTGATAGTAAGATGGGTGCTCGCCCAATACAACGTACTATTGACCAAATGATCAAACGACCATTGAGTAAGATGATGCTTTTTGGGGAACTAAAGAACGGCGGACTACTCAATATTACTACTGACGGGGACAACATTGTGCTAACTAAAAAGATAAAAGCACCTAAAGTTATAGTGGTAGAGAATGAAACTGAACCCCAAGATTCTAGTCAAAGCAACTAAACGTCTGTTTATGGACAAATACCAGTACAAGGTTGTACTGGTGTGTCCTGTTGCAAGCTGGTTTAGGGGAGCAAATTTAGACTTTGCTAAAGAAAAATTGTTGCTTATAGACAATAACGTATTGCCGTTGGATACTCCATTATGGAGTAAATTAAAAACAAAACAAGACTTAGACTACTGCATACAACTAGAATCAACTCTTTCAAAATTTAATGATTTTGACATTAGAGTTGAACATCCGTTACTATCGTTTTATTCCAATAACTTTGATGATATTGTTGCACTGAGCAATGTAGATTTAACTCGTACAAAGTATGTAAGTCAGCCAAGTACAACATTGCACCCCAAGCTAGAAAAGAATACAATATTTCTTCCCAAGATTAACTACGGGTTCCGTGTAACCATGGGGAAAACTAGAAACAGCTATGCCAGTTTTATATCTTGGACTGAAAATAATAACAAAGTAAAAATGACCAACAACGCTATACGTGATCTAAGTCAGGATCGCAGTTGGGGTGGCTGTTACTTCTATGTAAAGGACGAAAAGTGTCTTACTATGGTTAAGATGTTTTTAGGCTCTGAAATCGGCAGAATCGACCGCATTATTAACGAATTACCCACTTAAACAATCTATCTCCTTAAAAACTAATATTGATAAATATTACATTGGAGACTGATATGACTACTATTAGTCTTTACAGGGCAGGGTAAAATGAAAATAACAGAATTTTTTGATAAAGAAAAATTAGACAGCGAATTAGGCATTGATAAAGTTGGGTTCAACAAAGACCCTTCAAAAGACATCAACGATGACGACGAGTACACGTTTGATTTAGCTGAAGACCTAATTTACTTTATGCACAATAACGATGACTTTTATCGTAAAAGTTTCTTCCCAGTATTAAATTTGTGCAGAAAACAGTTTGATAACGGTCAAACTTTTAGCCACAGAGTATTCCGACCAGTTGTTACAAAAGCATATAAAATGTATCAACATGAATTTCCCCTACGTGAACTTAGAGACGAGTTGGAAAACAAGATGGTTGAAGAAATTTGTAAATCTATACATGAAACAGAATTAAAGAATATGCGTGAAGGAATGTACAAATGATTCTTTTAGAAGGCGGCAACATATGGCAAGAATGTACACCATTCGATCAAGCCATTGCCGAAGATTTAGAAAAAGAATTGGAAAAGTATCTTGAAGGTACAGGTCTCAATGTCTTTAGAATAGGCAGCGCGGCAACACCAACACCAGGAAAAATGAGTGGTGATTTGGATGTTATGGTAGATTTAGACGTTGCGGCTAAATTTTTTAAGGCTGAAGATGCAAAGCAAGTTCGTATTGAATTAGAAAATTATTTGCAAGGTAAAGGTTTAGAAACTAGACGTATTGCTGTAACTGTTCATACAAAATTGCCGTTTGGTGAGGAATGTCATCAAGTTGATATTAAGGTAGTTAAAAATGCTGCCAAAGTTTATAAATTTCATGTACATAAAATTCCTTCGGGAAGTCCTTACAAAGGCGTTAATAAACAAATGATGATGAACTCGTTGGCAACTAGTCAAGGACTTCTTTGGAGTCCAGATGAAGGGTTATACAAACGTGACACCGCAGGTAAAAAAGCAGACTTTTTAAGTGATAACTTAGATGAAATTGCAAAATATTTGTTAGGTCCTAATGCTAATGCTGAAAGTTTAGGTAGTGTTGAATCAATATTAGATGCTATCCCAGACGAAGCAAAACGCAACGAAATTTTTGATAAAGCAAAATCATCATCAAGTTGGCAGGCGGCTACTCCTACTGTAGGAACTAACGAATGGTTTAGTCGTATGAAAAGGATGTTGTCGTGAGATTGAGAGAACTATTCGAAGCGGCAGCTCCAACAGTAGGTCGCAAATATCAACACATTGAAGACTTAGTGTTTACTAACGGAAGCAATGGTGGATTACACGCCGTTGAACGTATGCGTAAGATGAGTCAGCAAGGCGGCAGCATTGAATTAAAATGGGATGGAAGTCCTGTAGTGTATTGGGGTAAAGATTCTGAAGACAGATTCATGCTTATTCCAAAAAATGCTTGGGACTATTTAAAACGCGGCAAGAAAGAAACAACAAGCGGTGTCAGCACACTAATGCTAAGTCCAGCTGACATTGAAAATTTTATTGTTAATACAGGAAAAGCAGAACCTGGAAAAGAAAAACAGCGTCAGGAATATGCAAAACAATTGTCAGACTTATGGCAGTATTTTGAAAGCATTAGTCCTGAAAAAGGTTTCATTGAAGGTGGCTTGTTATTTTATCCTGGCAAAATGCCAATAGTTAACAAAGCAACTAACACATACGACTTTACACCAAACATTACCACGTTTCACATTCCAGTAAACAGTGAGTTAGGTGAAAAAATTAGATCAGCAAAACTTATGGTTGCGGCAACTGGTTACTACAGTAGCCTTGCAGATCCAACAGAATCGCGCTATCCAGATGCAGAACAATTAAGCACTGAAGATGTTATTGTACAAGGCACAACTTATGTTCAAGAACCCATTGAGTTTGATCAATCTGACTTAGATCAAGCAGAACAATACATAGAACAAAATGCTCAAGTCATAGATAGTTTTATTGCAGGTGTTCCAGGATTAGCAAAACCTGGCGATGTAATGTACAAGTTCTACAATCAAAATTTACGCATTGAGGGTGTTAAGAGTCAATTTGAAAACTGGGTCAAAACCGAATTCCCTACAGGCGGTAAAGCACAAAAGATACTGACACACCCAGGTGTTAATGTTGTATTAGATGCTGTGGAAATGTTAACCAAAGCAAAGATGAAAGTAATTGCTTCTCTTAATGCTGGTACACACGGCGGCATTAAACAAACAAAACCAGAAGGTTATGTACAAGCTCACCCAGGTGGCGAGTTTAAACGCAACTTGCCAGGACAGTTTGTTAAGGCAATTGACCAAGCTAATTGGGCTCCAAGGAAAGACTAATGAGATTACGTGAATTATTAATAGAGAACTTAGACCGTACTGGAGAAAGCAAGAGTGCGGTTGTAGGTTGGGGCCGTGGCATGGGACATAAAGGTCACATGATGTTGGCCAGTAGCGTACTCACACAAGCAAATGAAGCAGGTGCTGACCCATATTTTGTTATAAGCAGAACAATGGGTAAAGATGATCCATTGAGCCCTGAAGAAAAATTACAAATTTACAATAAAGTATTTCCTAACAATCCAGAAGTGTTTAGAACGGCAACAGAAGAAATGCCTGATTTGAACAGAGTGCTCAAACGACTAGCTACAATGGGCTACGGTGATGTCACTGTGGTTGTAGGTGCTGATCAAGTCAATGCTTTTCAATATTTGGTGCGTCCTGATAAATCTGGGGTTGAACCATACAAGCAATTTGGTTTAGACAGTATGAAAGTTATTGCTCGTCAAGAAACAAATGACCCTAGCAAAGATGAAGAAGGTCCACGTGCTACACCAATGCGTCAAGCACTAGTTGATCCCAACATGAGTGACGAAGAAAAATTTGCTGTTTGGCGTGATGCAATGAGTCCAGAACTAAGTGATCAAGAAGTACGTGACTTAATGGGTACAGCACTACAACGTATGCAAGACTTTAGCAAGCCTAAACCAAGAGCAACTAAAAAGAAAGATATGGCCACAGCTGAAGAAGCCGCGGGAGTTGGCATTATTACAAAACAAAACACAACAGCGGATGTTGGTCCTGGTACACTAAACAAAATGCTCAAAGCATTTAAACTAAAATGAAACAATATAGGATCACAACTGAACATCTAAATCAGGATAGTCCTGATGATTGTTATCTTGATCCTAACGATCCAGTTCACGAACTAAAGGCATTACAACATTTAGCAGGTTTAGGCAGCACCGCAAAACTACAAGAATACAGAGGTTTGCAAGGCAGTAACATTAGTGGCACAGGGGACAGCAAAGGCGCATTAATGAAAAAACACAATATAAAGCCGGGAACACCGGAATGGTTCCAACTTTGGTTTAGTTTGCCCTATATGACTGGTGAAAAACCAGTAGGCAAATAATCAAATAAATACACTACATTGGAGAAAAATAATGGAATTTGATTTTGATTTCACCCTAGAAAAACTAGCGGCATGTTTACATAAAAACAAAAACCCACAACCTTGGTTTGATGCATTAAGCAAGCACTTACCAGAATTTGATATCAATACTCCTGCTCGTGTAGCAGGATTTGTGGCACAATGTCAGCATGAAAGTGCAGACTTTACAATACTA